AAAGAATTGAGAAGGTTGTGTAGTTATACCCATTCCCGGAGCTACATATGTTCCTGCTTGTGCTTTGACAACTCCACCTTGATTATACTCTGTTTCTTCTTCCATGTCAAGGTCTTCTCTTGTAAAAGGCAAATCATCTTGACTAGGATTAAAAGGTGCATCATCTTCTATGATTGCTTCATCTGCATTACCCATTTGACCCATGTCTTCCATTCTTTGCAGTCCTGCTTTTGCTTTTTGTCTTAGTTTCATGAGAAACTCTAATCCTAAATATCTTACAACGTCTGCAGGAAATACAAACTCTCCTTCACTTAACTGTGCAGGTATATCATCTCTTACTTCTTCTTGAGTTGCACCCGGAGGAACATCATTTCCTGATACAGGGTCAACTGTGTTCCCTTCATCTTTGAGTCCACCTTCCTCAAATAATTCCATTTGTTGTTTCATAATGTCTCCACCTTTTGCTTTTTTAGTAATATTTTCATATCTAAATTTATCAGGGTCTGCTAAATTTTTTATTCTAGTAGCTTGTAAGTCAAATACGTTAATAGGTTTTCCTTGTTTATCTTTTTTTATAGCCACTTCTTTAAGAGGTGTTAGTTGCCTTACCTCAAATTCATTTAAATTATTTTTTACTCTATCTTTGTATATTTTTTGTACAAATCTTGCTTCTACTTCTCCATACTTATCTCTATATTCTTCTAGTGCTTTTTGATAAGATTTTCTTACTTCTGCTTCTCTTTCTTTTGATAATTCCTCTTTACCATCTTTATACTTTATATAATCATCATAATCTTCAGAATTATTTTTCTTTAAAACAGACTCAACATTAGCACCTGTAATAAATCCCTCTCTATGTTGAATAGCATGTTGTGTTTCATGTAATAATGTAGAAAACCAATGGTCAGAATTAGTTATAAAATTACTTCCTAAATTAATTGTAATAGTATCATCAGAAAAATTATAACTGCCTAATCCTAACTTTTCTTCTTTAACAAATCTTACTTTTACATCTTCTAATTTTGTTGATACTAATTTATTATCTACATTATAAAAAGGTTTATTATATTGAGGATATAAATTTTTAAAGTCCATTACATCTTTTAATAGAAATGTTTTAGTGTCACCTTTTTTAAAATTATCTACATTTATTATATCTTCATTTTTTTTAAAATTATCATTAATCTTAGCAGTTCTATTATCTAAATTATATCTGTATTTACCATCAGGTCCTAGATAGACACCTGTTTCTAAGTAAACGTCATCTTGTGATAAATTAGGGTTGCTTTTTCTTAAATTTTCATAACTCTTTATAGCATCTTGACCTTCAGGAGATTTACTACCTATAATCATAGGATTTGTTAAAGCCTTTGCCTCATCCATAGCTTTAACAGGCTTTGTTATTTTACCTGCTCCTGCAGTTTCAAATGCCTCACTCCCACCACTAGGAAAGTTACCACTCATTAAATCCGTTTGTGTTTTAAACAAAGACTCTGTTTCATCAACACCTTTTTTTAAAATTTTTTTACCTGCTCTGCCTAAAGGTCCTAATACAGGTAGTAGTCCTGCAGTTACTGCAGTTGTATATAAAGTTCCTAGTCCTAACTTTTTAAAATCTTTTTCTCTATAACCCTGTTCAAATAAATCTTTTATTTGTTTTAAATCATCAGACAATTCTTTTATAGCTATAGCTTCTCCTGTAACAGGAGCAAAAGATAAACCTGTATATGCACCTTCTTTTAATTCTTCTTTAGATATACCTTCTTTGTCTTGTTTTTCTAACTTTTTTAAAACTTCACTAAATTGTTTTTTTACAGGTTTAGACATTTTTTAAGACTTCATCCTTTAATAGTTTTAATTTTTTTAAAGATGCTACTGCACCTTGAGAACGATACATAATAATATCATTATCGGCTTGTTCTAATATTTTATGTTGTTGCTCAATAAGAGCATCTATATATTTATTGAATGCTTCCCATTGGTGATTGTTGCTCACCAGTGGTTTCAGTTGGCTCAATATTTGCTTGTCCATCTTGAGGTGTTCCTGTAAATCCTTGTTCTCCCGGAATAGGTGCTTGTCCTGTTCCTATAGTTGCTCCTCCTGCTCCTGTGGGGTCACTTGGGTCTGCACCTGCAGGTGGTTGTTGAGGTTGTCCTTCAGACTTAGGAGCTTGGAACTCTTTCATAAGCTCTGCTTGAATTGTTGCCTCATCCATATTGTTGGTAACTTTATCAGGGTCTAAGTCCATAGACTTTGCTATCTCACGTATAATATATTGAAACTTTGCAAAAGGTGCAAGTGCAGGATTAGATGCTACACCTAAGAACTGCATAAGTCTTTGACTCCTTACTTCGTTAGCCATTAGACTTTCTGTGCCTCTAGCTTTTACTTCTAAATCACCTTTTATTTCAGGACTAAAATCAAACTGCATATTAAATCTAAAAAATCCTTGTGCTAAAGGTTTTAATAAATAATCATCTACATTTTTAATTACAGTTTTAATACTTCCTGCTGCTGCATTCATAAGCATAGATATACCTGATGCAGTTCTACCTATACCTGTTACACCTGTTTGACCATGAGAAAAGGATGGTAATCCTGTGCTTTCATCTGCTAACTGTCTTGCTTTATCAAACAGTTGCATATTCTCATTTGATACATTTGGAAACTTTGTTCCAAAAATTGCTTGACCCGGTGCTCCACCTTGTCTTCTAAATACTTTACCCGGATATACTGATAAGTCTTGACCCGGAACTAAATTAGTTTCATCTACTTCAATAAGTAAGTTTCCTGATAATACTGCGTTATCAACTGCCATTCTCATAAAGCCATTCATTAATGTCTGTGTATCATCCATGTTCTCTGCTACACCCACACCAAAAAATGAATAAGGATTAAGTTCATATGGAACTGCCATATAAGGTATTTTAGCAGGTTTAAATGGATTAAGAACCATTCTTAATAACTTGCCATCACAAATCCAAATATTTGCTTGTAACTCATCAAAGTCTTTTAACTCATCAGGTATTTCTACCTCATTGTCTATTAGAAGTTGTGTGTCACACATACCCCAATATTCTAAAACCTCAAAACGATACACTCCATGTTCAGGTGCATAATCAGATAAATCATCTTCCCAATATTTTTTAACATAAGATTCTCCTGACTCTACAACTTCATCTATTACGTTTCCTCTAAAGTAAGGTCTCTTTTTAAGAGAACGTAGTTGTGACCTAGACATCTTATGTCGTTCTATAACATATTGTGCTTCATCCATGTTATTAGCATCAGGGTCAGGATAAAAATTCCAAACTGATACATGGGATGTAGAAGGAACAGTTTTAAACACAGGATTATATTCACCCTCATCATCCCAATTAGGATACTCTTTGTCTATAGCAAAAGGTCCTTTCATGACTCCTGTGCCAAATAAAGACATTTCAAAAGCAGTGCTTCGTAATTGTTTCGTAGCACCTGACTCTTGTAATTGGTCTATAATTTTTTGTTCCATGTTTTTTGCAGCAACCATAGCAGGACTAAAGGTAACTGCAGTTGGAGTTTTACCTGCTTCTTGTTTTAAATTATCAATGCCTTCTAGTTTTTCTTGTAAAGGTCCGAGATTTTCAAGTAAACTTTTTTCGGTAGCACCTTTTGGAAAATCTTGTCCATCACCTTCAAAACCATAAGGAGAAGTTTCTTGACCCATGTTACGCAACTCTTCAGGCTCTTTAGGGTCAAAGGATACATCCTTAGCCACACCTTCTGGTAAAACAGTTGGCTCAACACTGATAGGAAACTTGTTACCTGCAAATAAAACGTCAACAATTTGTCCGTAAGCTGCGAGAGTTTTAGTTTTCGTAACTTTGATAAACACTCTTGACTTTTCTGCTTCAGTAAATTGAACATCACTTCCGTATATCCCCCTATAATTTGTATAAGAACGTAACCATCGTTCTTCATCATTTCTTCTATAGTCCTCTGCTCTATCATATCTTTCTTGCACAAAAGGTATAATAGCATTTACACCTGCATCGGCTATTTCAGATTCATTCGTATCGTCTAATGCTATTGCATCATCCTCAATCATTATTTCATTATTTTCTTCTGCCATATTAATATCCAAAGGTTGCATCTGCTACAGGCATACCTTGAGAAGGTCTACCCACAGGGTCGTAGTCAAATATACTAAATCTAGGTCTTGACATTATTCCATATCTCAATGCATCATAGATATGGTCTTCTGCTCTTGTATCTACATCTTCAGGGTTTCTTTTATCTAAAGGTATTGCAGGTATTTGTGATATAGTATTCACACATGTACTAAAAAATACAATTCTAGGTTTCTCTGTAAACTCATCTACTTGCAGTCTTCTATGTAATTCATTCTTTCCTGCTACACGACTGCCTTTACTTCTATCCGATGGTCTAAAGCGACACCCTCTTGAAATCATTTGCTCAGCAAGAGAAGGACCAGTATCACCCCTCCTATGCCAAAGAGAACTGTCCAAAATACCATACTTAATATTTCCATCTTCAGATTCCATTTCTAATATCATATCTGCCAAATCCGTGGCAAGGACTTTAGAAACATATAACTCTCTATATAAAATAAGTTGCTCGTCTGGAGAAACAGCAAACCACAACACAGCACTATAAGAACCATAACCATAGTCACAAGCACGAAACTTAACCCAATTTCTTGGAACATTAAAAGGTTCAATAACGTGAACATCCCTATTAAACTCAGTGAAAGCAGCACCTTCTTTAATATCCCAATCGCCTTCAAGCAACTGTTTACGTTGGTGTTCAGGTAAGGAAAGAAGCATTGCTTCGTAGTCTCCTTGAGATGCCAAGTATGGATTGTCAGATAATCTAGCAGGTATAAATCGTCTTTGAAATAATGCCTTACCTGCTTTTTGGTGATTGCTAGGATATTGTAAAATCTGTCCTGTCTCAATGTTTGTGGCATCAAAAGTTCTTCCATATGGTGCAGGGTCAATAAACATTTTTTTAACCCACTGATGACCCGGACCTCCGGGGTTCGTTGTTGCTCTCATATATACAGGTAAATCAGAAGCAGTAGAACGAAGTCTTGACCTCATGTAGTTCCATGCGTATGGTGTTGCCCATTGTGTCAACTCATCAAAACCTATCCAACTAAAAGCTAGACCTTGATACCTTAATACATCATCATCTCTATCCAAGTAAGACATCCATAGTCTTGCACCTGATGGTGCTTCCCATTGCATCTTTCTTTCCGACCACTTGATACCCTTCCATAT